AAGGTTTCAATTTCGTTCACAAGCTGTTTGTGGTTGACCTGCAAGAACGTCCGGAGATAGCTGAGTTTTATTCGCTGACGAAGGCCAGCACCAGGCAGAACGCAAAGAACCTGCCAAGCGACTACATTCCGTCACTCTATAACACGTATCCAGCGCAGCTCGTCGATGCATATGTTGATGGTGAGTTTGTTAACCTGACATCCGGCACCGTGTACTACGCATATAAACGCCAGCAGTGCAGAAGCCATGAAAAAATACAGCCTAACGAGCCGCTCTATATCGGGCAGGACTTCAACGTCGGCAAGATGGCATCAACGGTGTACGTGCAGCGCGGGAAGGAGTGGCACGCGGTAGCTGAGTTGGTTGATTTGTTCGACACGCCAGATGTAATCCGGGTTATCACGGAGCGATGGAAGAATGAAGGTCACCGCATTATTGTCTACCCGGACGCCAGCGGGAAGAACCGCAAGAGCAATCAGGCGTCAACGTCTGACATCGCTATGCTTCAGCAGGCAGGATTCGAGGTGCGAGTCAACGCCAGCAACCCAGCGGTGAAAGACAGGATTCTTTCCGTAAACACGGCATTTGAGAAGGGATTGCTGTTCATCAACGACCACGCCTGCCCGGCGACGGCTCGCGCAATGGAGCAGCAGGCGTATGATGATAATGGAGAGCCGGAGAAGAATGGCATTATCGACCATCCATGCGATGCCACAGGCTACCCTATCGCCTACGAAATGCCTATAATGAAGCCAGTTCTCAATATTCCTATCTCATTCGCATTATAGCGAGGGCAAGATGACCACCGGATTCGACACAGTAAAAACGCAGCACCGCGACTACATTGCGAACTATGGCAAGTGGGAAAAGGTGCGTCATGCCGTCGCTGGCGATATGACCAAATACCTGCGCAACGTCGGCGCGAATGAAGATGACCCTGTATATGGCGCGCTTCGCCAGAAGGAGTATGCCGACGGGGCTATCGTCTACAACTTCACTAAGCGAACACTGTCTGGCATGGTCGGCAGTGTCATGCGTAAAGACCCTGAGCAGGAAATCCCGGATGCACTAAAGTATCTGCTTGAGGATGCAGACGGCTCAGGCGTTGGTTTGTGGCAGCATGTGCAGGATACGCTGATGGAGATTGACTCCGTCGGCCGTGGCGGCCTGCTGGTTGACGCCCCGGCGGTTGATATCGCAACCATGGCACAGCAGAATGCCGGGCAACTTAATCCGATTATCGCCTTCTACACGGCGGAGAACGTCGTCAACTGGAAGCTGAAGCGCGTTGGCTCAGTGAATAAATTCCAGATGGTAGTGCTGCGTGAGCCGTATGAATACAACGACTCGCCTGACGAGTTCAGCACGCTACAGGGCGAGCAGTATCGTGTCCTGGATGTTGACGACAATGGCAACTACCGCCAGCGCGTGTACAAGTTCGACAATGGCGGCACATTGCAGGATGGCGTGCAGGAATTCTTCCCTCAACTGAACGGCGTGCCAAAGGGAGAAATCCCGTTCACGTTCGTCGGAGCAAGCAATAACGACTCGACCGTGGATGATGCACCACTGCTGCCACTGACAGACCTGCAAATCGGCCACTTCCGAAACAGTGCCGACAACGAAGAGAATCTCTTTGTGGTGTCGCAGGCGATGCTGGTCATTGCCCCTAGTGAGAAAATCGGTCCAGAGCAGTGGATTGCACTGAACCCGAATGGCGTTAAGTTCGGAGCTCGTCGCGGTCTCAATGTTGGCTCGGGTGGTGATGCTAAGCTCATTCAGGCACAGGCTACCAACGCGCTTGACCTGGCGCTGTCCAAGAAAGAGCAGCAGGCCGTCCAGATTGGCGCGCAGCTCATTACGCCAACGCAACAGGTCACGGCAGAGTCAGCACGCCTACAGCGCGGAGCTGATACGTCAGTGATGGCGACCATTGCTCGCAACGTCAGCAAGGCCTACGAAGACTGCCTTAAGTGGGTGGCACAGATGAAAGGTCTGCCGACTACCGGCATTGAGTTCAAGCTGAATATGGAATTCTTCCTCCAGCAGATGACGCCGCAGGAAGCGCAGCAGTGGATGGCTATGGTTCAGGCCGGTTATGTGCCAACTGAAGCGATGTGGGAAGCCATGCGTCGTGGCGGATGGACAAACTGGACCAACGCTGAAATGAAGGAGAAGATTGAGAATAATCCTCTCCCTCTTCCTGCCGGCCCGGCTCAGGTGACTGGTGAGATTCCGGCCAATGCTAACCAGCCAGACCAGCAGAATGGCGGTAATGCGAATGACCAGCAGGCTCAGCAATGAGCATGATTCGCGCTATATGGAGGTGGTTTAGTGGGCTCGCCATGCCATGCTACCCGCTAATGATGATGGTAGTGTTGATAATCTATATCGCGGTGACAAAATGAGCCTCCTTGAATCCTACATCAGCCATCAAATCTGGCTACAGCGCACGGCCTCGCATGAGGCTGGCCTTGTTGTTCCATTCATCCAGCAGATGCGCGATGAGGTCAGGGATGAAGTACTGAAGTTCGGCGATGACAGCCGGACAGCCGCTCGTCTGAACAAGATGCTTCGCGACCTTGACGCCGCCCTGCGCGGAATTGCTGGTGACTGGAATGACGTTCTGCTGGAAGACTTGCAGGAGCTGGCAAAGTATGAGGCTGACTGGAATGTCAAAACGCTTGCCGATAATGTGGATGCGAACTTCACGACGCCATCACCAGAGCAAGTCTGGTCTGCGGTTAAGTTTGAGCCGCTGGCCCTGAGCGATAAGCCTGTTGACTTCAACAGCCTGCTAAATAACTGGGCTGAGTCAGAGGTTCAGCGCCTTACTACCGGTGTTCGCTCTGGATTCGTGCAGGGCCTTACCACCAGGCAGATTGTGAAAAGCGTCGTCGGCGCTGGCGGCCTGGCAGATGTGTCTCAGCGCAATGCCATGACAATCGTAAAGACCGCCATGAATCACGTGTCTACAGTGGCAAAGGATGCGACATACGAAAAGAATAAAGATATTGTCGAGGGTTATGAGCTTATCATCACGCTTGACTCGAGAACCTCAGCAATATGCCGTAACTGGCCGCCTGGAAAGGTGTACAAACTAACCGACAGGTATCAACCAAAGCCGCCATTTCACTTTGCGTGCCGAACCACCACCGCCCCTGTCATCAGCTCAGAATTCGACTTCCTTGATAAAGGATCCAAGAGAGCGGCTAAAGGTGCGGAAGGCGGAACGCAGATTGATGCCGATACCAGTTACTACGAATTCCTGAAGCAACAGCCAGCCTGGTTCCAGGATGAGGCACTCGGCCCGGTGCGTGGTAAGATATTCCGCAACAGCGGTGTGACACCTGAAGAGTTCAGGTCGATATCCATTGATGGCTTCGGTCGGCCGATGACACTGAAAGAAATGAGTGCGCTGGACAGTCGTGTGGCGCAATACCTTAATGAGCGATGAGGAAGTATTATGAATTATAACGATGAACATCCGGACTTTATTTCAACTGGCTTCGGAGAGGGCTAACCAATGAGCGGATTTTTCACTGTGGTTGATGTTCCGGCGCGCCGCGTCGTGCAGTATAAGCGTGTAGCCCATTCGGGAGATGATGTGATTTACGTATCTGATGAGGGCATCCTTGGCGACCCGATTAATGAGATGCCATATGCTGACAAGACTGGTCTGGCTGTGACTTCTGGCTATTTCGGCATGGTCTATGAAGTTCCGTACCTGGAAGACGCTGGTGATGTGTATTTTGCAACGCAGCCAGTTGACTCCGCTGTAGGGTCGACACTATCGGCAGAGGCCAAGGCTGGCGCAGGCCCTTACGCGTATCAGTGGTACAAAGACGACAAGCAGGTTGTCAACGTGCCTGATGGCGGCGCATCACTGAATGCATCTGAGCCTGGTAAATACTGGGTTGTCGTGACTGACGCCGCTGGCGGATATGCGGTTTCGCAGGCTGTGGAGGTCAAATAATGCCACTCAAACGCGGAAAGTCGGACAAGGTTATCTCTGAGAATATCGCCATGGAAATGCATCATGGCAAGTCTCAGGAGCAGGCCATTGCGATAGCCATGAGCAAGGCTGGGAAGAAGAAAAAGAAGAAAGGTAAATAAATAAGTTGCACAGTCGCAAGGATGCGGCTATATTGAAACCAGATAGTTTTCGCGAGCGACTTTGCGGTGATTAAGGAACGAACCACAAAGATAAATGCAAACGATACAGAGTTTAAAGCAGCAGCCTAACGGCCAACGCGCTTTCATGGTATTCCAGTTCCATGTAACCGAATCTGGCGCATTGCGGCCCTGAGATGTGATTAATAAGTCAGGGCACACAACAGGTAAGAGCATTGGGTGAATCGGCGATACTGCCCCACAAGCCCGTTAATCGATAGAGGTAGACCAGTGCTCTTTCCGTTGTGGTTGATTTGCATCTGTCGTAGTTTGGAAATTACGTCTGGCTTCCACCCAGAAAATGTGGGTTCGATTCCCACCAGATGCTCCAGTTTTAGCACCGCGTACCTCATGCGGGCCTCTGAAGTAGCTGTGATGCATGACTCCCATGCGGAGCACTTCAGGTAATTGAACAAGCGGGTTTGCCTACCTTTTACCGCTTGAGAGAGAGGTGAATGAGATAGCCAGGGTTTGACAACTTTCCCCGGAATGGCGATTAACCATCGTGGCGATTCGGTTTGACGGGCTGGAAGCAGACAGCCGGTAGTTTTGAGTGTTTTGTTGGTAGCTCAGATGGTTAGAGTATGACTCGATATTGCCATTGCTTATCGGGTTTGGGTCGGTGGTTCAAATCCATCCCAGCAAAGCACTCACAAGTACCCACAACCGTAGTCTCTTCATCTTCCAGAGCCAGTGCGTATCTTTGACCCTCCTCGTGAGGGTCTTTTTTTATGTGTTACACAGTAACAATTTGCGGCATAATGAGAATGAGCTATGGTTATTGTTGCAAGGAAGGTTGACTATGAATCGGCATTCAGAGTCTAATCGGACTTGTTCAGTAATAATCTAAGATTAATCTTAAGTGAACAGGTCCCCTGCATGGGGGTGGAAATGAAACGTATGCAAGACAAAGAGAGCATTACCGGGATTACCTGGTTAATCGTACTGGTGATTGCTTGCTGGGGCGGCCTGGTTCGGTATCTCATCGACATCAAACAGAGCAAAGCCACATGGAGCTTCTTCAATGCTCTCGCTCAGGTTGTCGTGTCTGGTTTTACCGGTCTTATCGGCGGCCTTATCGGCGCAAACTCCGGTTCTGGTCTGTATATGATGCTCGTCATTGCAGGCGTAAGCGGAACAATGGGCTCAGTAGCTCTCACGTACTTCTGGGAGCGCATTACAGGGGTGAAGACAAATGCAGGTCAGTGATGCAGGTATCGAATTAATCAAGTCATTTGAGGGTTTCCGCGCTAACGCGTACCCGGACCCGAAAACAGGCGGAAACCCATGGACTGTTGGCTACGGAACGACAAAGTTTCCATCAGGCCGACCAGTTAAGCAGGGCGATAAAGTAACGCCAGGTCAGGCAGAGCTCTATCTGCGCGAGGATGTGAAGAAGTTTGCAAACTCCGTTGACTCGCTTGTCACTGCGCCATTGAAGCAGTGCCAGTATGACGCGCTGGTGTCATTCGTATACAACCTGGGTGCGACCAACTTCCGCACCTCAACCCTCCTGAAGAAGCTGAACGCCAAAGACTACAAAGGCGCAGCCGACGAATTCCTTCGCTGGGTATCTCCTGGCTCATCTGTTGAGGCTGGTCTGCGTCGCCGTCGCACGGCAGAGCGTGACCTGTTCTTGTCATGCTAGACAAATACAAGCCGTTCATCGCGGCATTCTTCCTGCTGATTGTCTGTTCCATTGCATACTCTGCGCACTATTACGCGCAGAAGTACCGCGCCGCGCAGCAAGAGCTGGATAAGGCCTCCGCCACCATCTCAACCATGCAGTCACAGCAGAAGACCGCAGCAGAGCTTGATGCCAAATACACGAAGGATTTAGCAGATGCGCAAAACACTATTGACCGCCTGCGTGATGATGTCACTGCTGGCACTAAGCGGCTGTCAGTCAAAGCCAAGTGTGTGCCCCAAACCACCACCGGCGGCAGCGTGGGCGATGCAGGAACCGCCGAACTTGACGAATCAGCTCGACAAGATTATTACCGCCTCAGAGAGCAAATGAATCTGGCCGATAAGCAGATTCGGTATTTCCAGGAGCGGGAGAGGAAATTCAATGAGCAACATTAAGCCATTCACCCTACTAAAAGACGGCGAACCTGACCCAGCGGTTGAGGCTGATAAAGATATCATTAAGGAAATCCTCAACGACCTTATTGAGAAAGTTGATACCGAAGATATCCGTTCTTTTGTGCTGGTTGGGATTGCTGATAGCGGTGACATTGTCAGCGCCCGCCACGTTACGCGAGACTATTACGCAATTCTCGGTGCGTTAAGCGTTGCCACGCACACAGTCAATCGCCTTCTTGATGATATTGGCGTGTCTACCGAGCAAGAGTATTAGCCAGCAATGGCAAATGATGGAGGTGATCACCATCTTGGCAGCCGGAAAGACGGAAGTGATTTAGCAACTGCGCGAGCCGTGGCGAAGATTGCGACAATATTGCACCACAACTAAACCTGTTATAACATATCAACAACGCGGCAGGGCCGCACAAATTGCCTTGGGGGCAGAATGTTTAAGTTATCGGATTATTTCAATGTGCTGTGCGAAGAGGCCGACCCGGATAAATCTGGCGGCGGTGGAAAAGTTTACACAGAGGAAGAGCTTGAGGCTATTGTGGCCGAGCGCACCGCTGGCCTGAAGGCAAACAGTGAAAAACTGCTGGCTGAGAAGAAAGAAGCAAAGCGCCTTGCTGATGAAGCTGCTGCGGCAAAACTCCTGGCTGACCAGGACGCGGCGAAGAAGTCCGGTGAACTTGAAGCATTCGAGAAGACCCTGCGCAGCCAGTACGATACTGAGCTGGCGGCAAAAGACAAAGCACTGCAAGCGCGCAGTGAGCGAATCCTTACCAGCGAGAAGAAGGCTATCGTAAGCTCTCTCTCTGGTATGCTGATTGATGAAAGTGCAACTGAGCTGCTTGGCATGCTGGTACGCACAGAATTCGACGGCGACGACGTAGTTACCAAGTTCGTTGGTTCTGATGGCGCAGTCATCACAACTGACATCGAGCAGTTCAAGAAGTATCTGTGTGAGCACAAAGCTTTCTCGCATCTGATTAAAGCAGATGCAGCTACCGGCGGCGGGGCCAATGGCGGCAAATTCCGTGGTGGGGCCACAAACTTTGCGAGTATGACGCTGACCGAAAAGGCTAAGCTCGCCAATGAAAATCCGGCGCTATATGCGCAACTCTCAGGTAAAAAATAAGGAACCATCATGGCTACAGTACAGTTAGCAGACATCTATAACCCGTTAGTCTTCCAGGCTGCGGTTCAGGAAAAGCAGATTGAGCTCAACCGCTTCATTCAGTCAGGCGTTGCTGTTGTCGACCCTCAGCTTACCGCAATGGCTTCCGTTGGCGGTAACATTGGCGAACTGCCGTTCTACAAACCGCTTGGCACTGAAGAGCCAAACTACTCAACCGACAACCCGGCGACTCTGTCTACCCCGGCGAAAATCACCTCTGCGAAGATGATTTACCGCCTGGCTGCACAAAACAAGTCATGGTCTACCATGGACCTGGCGCGTGAACTGGCGCTGGAAGACCCAATGGGGGCGATCACCGGTCGTATCGGCCAATACTGGGCGACTAACAACGAGAAGCGCATCATTCAGTCCGTTCGCGGCCTGGTTGCTGACAACGTTGCGAACGATGGCGGTGACATGGTTCACGACATCTCTGTTGCTACCGACGGAACTGTTACCGATGCTAACCGCGTAAGCGCAGATGCGATCATCGACACCGTTCAGACCATGGGTGACCACGGCGAACTGCTGTCAGCTATTGCAATGCACTCCGTTGTGTATCGTAAGTTGCAGAAGCTAAACCTGATTGACTTCATCCCTGACGCTCGCGGTGAAGTTAACATCCCGGTTTATCAGGGCAAAACAGTCATCGTTGACGACTCCCTGGCTGGCGTGACCTACGGCACCACCCCGGCAAACGTGTACTACTACACAATCCTGTTTGGTGCTGGTGAGTTCCGCCTGGGCGAAGGCATGCCGCAGAATCCGTCTGCGATTGACCGTGAAGAAGCAGCCGGTAACGGTGGCGGTCAGGACATCATCTACAGCCGTCGCTCAGATATCATCCATCCGCTGGGCTTCCAGTTTACTTCCGCTTCCGTTGCCGGTCAGTCCGCAACTCAGGCGGAGCTGGCGACCGCAGCTAACTGGAACCGCGTGTACAACCGTAAGAACGTCGCACTTGCGGTTTTAAAATCGAATTAATGTAATGCGAGTGTTGCGGTGTAACTAAATGATGGGGCGAAAGCCCCATTAATTAAGGATTGTGCGATGACAAACAACGAACACAACGAGAAGGTGCTGGCAGAAATCAGCAAGCATCTTGAGGCCATCGAAGAGCTCAAGGCCACCATTAAGCCAGCAGACGCCGTGCAGGAAGTCTCCCTGGAGCAATGCAACGCCGGTGCGCGTGAAGCCCACTTTGCGAAGTATGCAGAGCAGGAGCGCATGAAGCAGGCTGTTGCGGCTGTGCTGGCTGGCGCAGATGAAAAGCCCAAAAAGGCGGTGAAGAATGAAAGCGCCAAAACCAAAGCTGAGTAAAGAGGAGCGTGCGATGCAGATCGCCATCCTCAACAACATGAAGCGACGCAAGCAGCGGCAGGCTTCAAGTTAACAGAGCGGCCATTGGCCGCTTTATTTTTATGTCGCAGTGAATCATAATGTGAAATGTTATAACGGATAACTTAATGGGGAGCATATGGCTCTTATCGTGGAAACAGGCGCCATCGTGCCGGATGCTGACTCATACATCTCGCTCGCTGATGCGCGGCTAATGGCCGATAAGTTTGGCTGGACATTGCCGGTTGATGATGCAGAGGCTGAAACAGCGCTGCGCAACGGCGCGTCTTACATCGACCTGCAGGAGCCATCCCTGTGCGGCGCTCGCGTTTCCGCCGAGCAGAGCCTGGCATACCCTCGCAAGGGTGTGACTGTTAATGGCTTCCCTGTCGCAGATGATTCCATTCCAAAGCAGGTCATCAAGGCTCAGGTAGCCGCCGCCGTTGAGTATGGCAAAGGAACTGATGTGCGAGCATCAAGCGATGGCCGCATTACCACCATGGAGCGCGTTGAGGGCGCAGTTACGGTGCAATACGCCGACAACGGGATAACAGGCGCGACCATTACCATCACTGCTGCCATGGATGCATTGAAGCCGTTAATTTGTGGTGGCGGTAATAACGGCTTCCAGTTCAGAGTGACAAGGGGTTAATCATGGCTCTCGATAAATCAGGTATGTTTACCCTTATTGGGAATAACCTTCCTGATAACGACACTGGTGCGATTACTCCGGCAAAGCTGCGAGAAGTAACAACCCAGCTTGCAGATTCAATGCTGTATGCTGCATCTGGTATGAAAGAGGTCGAAGTTCTGCGCGCACCTTCCACTGTCGCGCAAGCGCCAACTGCAGTTGACACTGCTTTGCAGCTTACCTTTGGCTCAGCGCAGAACTCAGCATCCAACCCGGTTATGATTAATGCTGCCGGGCTGGTGACGTTCAATGTGGCCGGTAACTATGCGGTGCGCATCAAATTGCAGTGTGGTCGTACCGGAGCTACTGGCACATCCATCCTGTTGAGTCGTATCTTGCTCGGTGGTGCTCAGTTTGGCTCGGCTGCATGCGTGAAGATGACTCAGACTGATGCTACAACTCCGACAGATTCACGTGTCGTCATTAATGCTACCGCAGGTCAAACGTTGGCTATCCAGATTATGCGCGACAGCGCCGGATCAAACTTCGGTGGTGTTTATCCACAGGTGGCAACTGTGACCGCCTGGGGTACCGCGCCGTCAGCGTTGCTGGTTATCTCACGCCTGGAGCCAGTATAATGAGCACGGCATTCAGCAAGAAAATGCAGGGCGTTGCTACGCGCCTGCTTGGTAAATACGGCAGCACGGTTACGCTGATTCGCGCTGGCTCGAAAGTATGGGATGCTGATGCTGGCGAATACGTGCAGCAGCCGGATACTCAGATTCCTCTTACTGCGGTTCCGGTGCCTGTTAACGCGGGCCTTGTCAACGGAACAACCATCCAGGCGGGTGATATGGTTGTCAAAGCCGACTATAGTGTGTTGCCGAAGATAGAAGACAAAGTGGAGTTCGGCGGAGAGCAATGGTCTGTCGTAGGTATCGAGAAGAAAATCGTTAACGACGATATCGTGGCATGGTTTATTCAGGTGCGCAAATGAGTTTCTCATTGGATGTCAAAGCCTTCTGTGAGAAGGCAAAGAAGAATCCAGAAACCGTGATGCGCGCCGTGTCGCTGAAGCTGTTCAGTGCGATCATAAAGGCAAGCCCTGTTGATACCGGGCGATTTCGTGGTAACTGGCAGACTACTGGAGCCACTCCGGCGACTGGATTAATTGCTGGGGTTGATGTTACAGGTGCAAAGGCTGTAAACAGCGCAGCTACATTCATAACAAATGCTCCTGGTTGGGATGTGTTCACCCTGACAAATAACCTTCCGTACTCGGAGCGCCTGGAGTATGGCTGGTCGAAACAAGCACCAGTCGGGATGGTTCGTGTTAATATTGCCCGGTTCCAGCAGTTACTTAACGAAGAGGCGGCGAAGGTGAGATAATGGCTGCAACCTATTTTGAAGACCTCACAAAAGTATTCGACGTGGCGCTGATGTCATTTGGCAGCACGAATAGCATTGCCATCGCGCTGGAGAATATTGACGCTCCTACCAGCACTGCAACGCCTTATCTTGCCGGGTTCATGCTTCCAGCCCCCACTGAACAGGCGGACTTAGGGTTCACTGAGCAGCGCGCCGGTATTTACCAGATTGACATCAACTATGCTTCCGCCAAAGGTAGCGCGCCTATCAATAAAATGGCAGACTTACTTAATACGGCGTTTAAGGCCGGTAAATCGTTCCAGCGTAATGCTATCTGCGCAGAAGTGCAGTCGGTTAGCCTGGGGCCGCTTATTGTGGAAAACGGATGGGCCAAACGCCCACTAACCATTAACTTCATTGCCTTCACTGCGAGGATATAGCAATGTCTATCCAACCGTTTAAGGGTGCGAACACGGCACACTTTTATATCCCAGAGGTGACTGCTGGTGTCACCCCTACAAACCCTGCATGGTATCCGCTGCGCAACACCGGCGGCGTCCCTGCGCTTACCCGCGACGCGCTGGTTTCCAACGAACTGGACGGCAGCCGTGAAACGTCATCTATCCGCACCGGTAACAAACAGATTACCGGCGAATTCGCGATCGAACTGAGCGCGCAGAGCCAGGATGAATTGCTGGCTGGTGCGATGACGAGCTCATGGGTTGCTGGCTCGACTGTTGCTGGCCTGACCATCGACGTTTCTGCTTCAGGAAAAACCTTCACCCGTTCCGCTGGCGACTTCACTACCGCCGTGGAAGTTGGCGACCTGATTGCCTTCCCTGATTTGGCTGGTGATAACGCGAAGCCCTTCATCGTCACCGCAGTCTCTGCTCTGGTGGTAACTGGCGCAGGGATTCCTCATGCGCTTACCGACGAAACGGACACGGCAACAGACCTGATCGTCGCTGACAAGCTGGAAACCGGCAACCTGTGTAAGACCTACTCAGTGCTTACCGTGTTCACCGGCAAATGCGGAACGGTCGATGCGTACCTGCTGACGAAGGGTGTTGAGTTCTCCGGCTTCTCCATTGAGCAGGCTGTTAATGCCATGGTAACTGGCAGCTTCCCGTTCATCGGCCTGTCTCAGCAGGTGCTGAGCGCTCTGCCTGCTGGCTCAACATTCCCGTACAGCTTTGACGCCGAGCCGTTCGCTAGCGTTGACGTATCAGCCTTTAATGGCACCGCGCCGCTGAAGCTTATCGACACCTTTACCATTACCAACGACAACGCAACGTCTGCGCAGTTCGAGCTGGGCAATGACAGCGTGGCATTCGTTGAGCGTGGGCGTGCAGCTAACACCTTCTCTCTGGCAGGTAAGCTGTATGACATGACTCTTCTTAATCTGTTCCTGAATGAAACTCAGGTTGAGATGACGTCGATTCTGTCTGGCGTTACCGGCGCAATGTCTTTCACTCTGAGGCGCGCCGAGCTGACGGCTGCAACGCCGGAAGTTGGCGGCCCTGAGTCGGTCACGCTGACAATCGAAGGGCAAGCGACTGGTAATAAGCTGCTGTCTTCCATCGTAATTCAGCGTATTGCTTACGCATAAAAGAAAGGCCCCGAAAGGGGCCTTATTTAAATTTACCGTTGATTACCGCGGCCCCGCCCTTTGTGATTATTTCCGCCACATAAAGGCCAGGCTCAAGCTCCGGGTCGTAGTGATTTTCGTCAATCCCTGTAATCACAGGATGCAGATACAATGGCTCAAGAAGGAGGTTATCTTCATTGCTGCGTCGCTCTGCCCACTTAAAATCAGCTGTCACATATCCGCCTACGCGCCATGCTACTGGTTTTTGCTCGTTCATCATTCCTCTCCATCAGCGTGCTGAGGTGTTAGGCTCGATATTCCTGATATCCATGCGCAGAGTTTTTCAGCTTCGCAAGCATGGCGTTTGATACGACAAGGTTGTCTTTCGAATAGCATCTGCGATACAGGTCAGCGTCAGCCGGTAAATTCTTTTCGGCCAGAACTTCCTTCCAGTCTTTGCGGTCGATTCTTGATACGCAGCGATGCTTTCTGGAGGTGACGCAATAGCCTTTACGCTTTAATTCTTCCAGAGTTATCACCATTCACCTCCATCGCCATGTTGTGGTTTAGGCTGGTAGTTATTGCCGATTAATTTAACTTCGTGAGCTCTTACAGTGCCATGGATGCCGCCAGGCGTTTTCACGCGAACATACCGCCCAAATATCTCGTCAGAACAAACAATATATTCGACTCCATACTTCAATGATTTAACCAACTGCCCTTTCTTAAACATAATCACTTCTCCGCCCCATAAGCCCAGCCCTTCATCACCACATCAACGCGGGTAAGCGACAGCAGGCTATCCAGTGAGTCTTTGTGTGTGACGCTCTTAGCCAGCATATATGCAACAGGTGCCGGGCCAACGCCCTGGCGAGCAACCTTGATCGCCGAATTGCAGGCTTCTATGGTGGCCTGCTTGTAATCTTCGGCTTCCGCTGGCGTGCCTTTTGCTAGGCTATCGTACAGGCCAGAAGAAACCAGCGCAGAGTCATTAAAAATCTGTTCGCACACCGGAGTTGCTGCGCCGGCGTCGCCGACGTATGAGCATCCAATAACGGTAGAAACTACGATGGCAATTGCGGTGATTCTTTTCATTTTGTTCACTCCACGCTTTTTATGCTAATTGTCACTGAAAACGTTACTTTCTTGGCATTAATGCCATCATCTTTCGCATCTTCACTTGTTGAATATCCGTGCCTTGTTAGCAGGTATGCAATAACATCAAGTTCCTTGATGCTATTTGGTATATCGCACTCAGGAAGCCACGTATGCGTCTCCATTGATTCGATTAATTTCATTTTACGCCTCTTTTATTTCTTTCATCTGTTAGCTGTTTGATGGCGCTTGGCTCATCTTTTTTTACGCAACGCTCTATTGCGTTAAGTGCGGCGATAACATCTGACGCCCTTGACGCCTTTCTCACTATGAAGAAAAGCAGCACTGAGTTTATAATCATTGATGCAACTGCGAAAAGTTCTGTCATTTAAATACCCTCCCGTTTATGAGAAGATGATAGCACTAATGAAGGTTATTGCAACTAATTTGTTTAGAATATTCCTCGGATAGGGTCATTCCCGAAAAGCGACTGGTTACCGCCTGCCGAGGATTCATCAAACCGCCAAACACTTAACCAATGGGAACAAAGATGAAACTCAAAGATTTTTACTTTGCAGATAAACACGAGACCGGAACAAGAATGCCAATCAAGCTACCTGACGGGACGGACTCAGGGGAATGGTTGCAGGTAAGGGGCCCGGACTGTGATGCCGCCATCCAGGCTGGGAGAGCCTACACGCTGGCTATCCAGAAGCTTAATGACGACATGGCTGATATTGAAGCTAAATGCAAAGAGAAGGACGACTTTACCGAGTGGAACACCAAGCGAGCGTGGAGTGTTGAGCCGCTCAACAAAGAGTTTGCACTCGCAATCGTCACCGGATGGTCAATGGACGACCCGTTTAGTGAAGATTCATTTATGGAGTTAATGAACCAGTTCCGTGGCCTTGCCGAGCAGGTTTCCGCTTATCATGTTGAGAGCCGGGAAAAGCTAAACGCAAAGTAGAAGCGCTGTATGAATTCGCCAAATGGCTCTATGTCGATAGTCAAAAGAAGCAAAAGTTTGACAGCATAGCGGCGAGTCATGAGGAGGCGTTACTGGCGATGGGTGTTATAAGTCAGCCCGCAAAGAAGGAAAATAAGGGGCCAGAGTGCCCCTTGATTTTTACCGGTCTGATGGATAAGTACCGCAGCTTAAAGTTCATACGGCGCATAAAAGATGATGTAGTTAATATTTACCCAAGGGACATGCTTACATGGCATGACCTTGAATCTTTCCAGCGTGTTAGCGGCCACAAACTGTCCATGTTAGAATCAGAGCTAATCATGGGTATCGAAGGCATATTTGAGGGCAGAGACGATGGCTGATACAGCTTCGCTTGTTGCAAGGGTAAAGACAGAAGGTGTTGAAGAAGCCTCTCGCCAGCTAACGGCGCTGGGGCGAACCAGTGAGCAGGTAGATATCGCAATAGCCAGAATGACAGGCGATGTCGGAAAAACAAACAAGGCCATGTCAGATGCAGCTCGTGGCGGGCTATCAAGCTTCCGCAATGCAGCCGGTCAGGTTGGCTTCCAGGTGCAAGACATGGTTGTCCAGCTCCAGTCTGGTACATCAGCCTTTGTCGCCATCGGTCAGCAGGGCTCGCAGCTGGCCGGTGCATTCGGGCCTGGAGGTGCTGTTCTCGGTGCTGTAATCGCGCTTGCGGCAGCCGTTGGAGGCGTACTGTATAAATCCCTCGGCATCGCCGGGGCGAATATGGATGACCTTAACAAACGCGCTGGCGACTTAAGTAAATCATTCCAGATTACCAAAGATGGCACGCTTGAACTTTCTGACTCATTTGTGCAGGCCGCTAACAGCGCCGACGGCTTAAGCCAGAACATGGTCAAACTGTTAAGCCTGCAAGTAGACCAAAACTTAAGCCAGACAACGCAAGCCATCGAAGACCAGCGCAAGGCCTGGGAAGGTAATAGCGTAGCTGCTCAGACCAGTATTAGCACATTCAGAGAATTAAGTGCATCAGGTATGGATGTCGGTAAAGCTATTTCCGACATTAGCAGCTTGACACCAGAATACCAAGCTAAGCTCGGCAATCTGAATCAATTCTTAGATGACCAGGCTTCCAAGTATGGCGTCAATAAGCAATTAATCATTGATGTTCTAGCTGCCGAGCGAGATTACGCGGACTCTAATACGCCAGCAGCTTATCAGAAAGTAGCAGATGCCAAAGGTGCAGTGGCGAACGCAGCCACTAAAAATAAAGACGCAGCACTAGAAGAAGCCAAGACCGCGCAGCAGCTCAGCGTAAATCTGGAGACCTTATCCAAACAGAGCGATGTGGTTGCCGCCGCGCAGCAGCGACAGGGCAACGCAACAAACTCGGCGACTTCCGCGCTTAAAGCGCAATCCACGGCTATTGTAGAGGGTCTTGAAGCGAGAAATAAAGGAACCCTGGCTGAGCTGCAATATCAGGCCGCGCTGGATAAGCGCCAGTTTGCTGAGAAGAACGCCGACAACCCTGAGCTAATCCAGCGTTTCAATAAAGCGCGAGACGAAGCATATCAGCAGGACGTAAAAGCGTATCAGGACGCCCAGAACCGCAAGTCGACTATCGCAGACAATAAGGCTTTAGCTCAGGCTAAGCGCGAAGAAAATGCGGCACAGCGGCAGAAACAACAGGCGCAAAACTTCCTTGATGCACTGGCCCGCCAGAACTCTGATGAACTAAAAGCCATCGAGGCACAGGAACAGCAGAAACTAGCTAAGCTTCAGGAGTTCCAGCAGAGCGGCGCTATCTCTACACAGCAGTTTGAAGACGCCAAAACTAAAATCATGCTTGAGGCGGATATCGCGCGGCAGGAAGAGCTGGACAAGCGCAAAGAGGAGCAGAAGAAGAAAGACCAGAAAGGTGACGAATTCATGGCCCAGATTCTGGGTCAGAATTCTGTTGAGCTTGAGCTATACGATATCCAGCAGAAGCAAAAGGAAGAAGTCGCTAAACAATACCGTGACCAGGGGCTTATCGACGAAGACGAATATCAACAGGCGCTTCTGGATATTGCAGGCAACTACAATAAGAAGCGCCGTAACGAATATGCGTCTATGCTAGGCCAGACCACGGACGACCTGAAAACTGCGCTGGGTGAAGGTAACAAGGCCTATAAAGCATTCGCCATCGCCAACGCCATCATGAACACCTACCAGGGCGCTGTGGCCGCGTTCCAGTCGGCGGCTGCTATCCCGCTGGTAGGTTGGATTGCGGCCCCTGTAGCGGCTGCGGCTGCAGTTGCTGCTGGCCTGGCTAACGTTGCGAAGATTCGCTCAGCTCGTGAGCAGGGCGGTTCTCTGGCTGCCAGTAATATCGCCATGGTAGGTGAGCGCAACAAAGCGGAGCTTATCATGCCCGCCGGAGCGTCGCGCGTCCGCACCATGGAGCAGGTGCAGCAGATGATGGGTGGCAAGCAAAACAACACTGGCAATGGTGGAGTTGTCATCGTCAACCAGACATCAGGACGCATCGACTCGGCTACCACTGAAACAGATAACGAAGGCCGTTTGCGTGTTATTATTAGTGAAACGGTGTCGCGCGCCTTGCAGGACAGTAACAGCGACATATCCAAATCACGCCGCAGCACTCGCGGCCAGCCAGGATTCAGCTAATGGGCGATTTACGTTTTCCGGCTTCACTGAAGCCTATCGTATCTAAAGGCTACTCACAGACGCGTGGGAGTAACATCTGGCGCGTCGATGTGCAGGGTGGTGTACCGCGTCAGGGCCGAGATAACTACTTCGAACCGGTGCCGATTAGCGTCACGCTTGTAGTGTCTTCTCTCGGCCGGCAGGCGTTTTATAGCTTCCTGAACAATATCCACGGCGGCGCGGACTCTTTCGTCATGCCGCATGATACCGGTCTTGGTATTGAGGACCATCAAATCCTCATCACCAGCACCATTAGCGACAGCACAGACGACGGCCTGAATTGGGTGTTGACATTCACGGCAACTGCCGAGCGTACAGCGATTCAGGAAGATACCTGTCTAACGGCTAACCTGCCTGACCTGTATGGTTGTTACGGTGATTGCCTTGCGGGCTTCCTGAAAGCCTACGGCACCGCACAATCAACATTTCCTCGTATCTGGGACCCGATGCAATGAAAGGCTTAATCTGTCTTATATCGGATTATATTCCTGATGCAATCAAGCCTTACGGGTGGAGGCTTTTTGATAGAAGGTCTTCATGGCATTGCTTCAGATACTGCATCAATGACTTTGAAGATGCTTACAAGATTCTACGGTTACATGAGCGCATTATATTGCGCAAGCAAGTGCAGGAGTGCTTATGAGTGAAGAATCAGTCCTGGCGGCGTACCGCCTTAAATTGGCCTCTAACCCAGAAGGCCAGATTGATTATACGACGGTTGAAATCACCCACTCGCTGCTGTCCAGACGGTATCTGATTGTACGCGGCACGTCCGAGCTAACGGCAACACTGGAAACCGGTGAAGTCGTTACATTCGAGCCATCGCCTATGGACTCGAAGAATGCGGCCAACAATAACGATATGGACCAGCAAGCGGCTTTCACGCTTCCGGATGTTGGCAACCAGCTCGATGATGAGATGTCGCGTATTCCGCTGAACAACCAGGAATGGCCTGTATTCACGTTTCGCGCTTATGTCAGCACAGACCTGTCTTATCCGTGCAAAGGGCCGGTGTCATATGACCTCCAGTCGCTTTCGCAGGCCAAGGGCGTATTCACGGCCGACGTTGGCGTCCCGCGCCTTAACGAGCGTCCTACAGGAATTCTCATGACGCCGACAGAGATTCCTATCCTGCGTGGAGTATTGTCGTGAATATCAACGCGTACACAGGCAAACCTTACAATTTCAGAGCTTACAATTGCTGGCACCATGTGCGCGCCGTTCGCAAAGATGCTGGACTTGAGACTCCGGAATTTAACGTCATGTCTCCCAGGGAGATTAACCAGGCCTTCGACGAAGGCCATGCTGCAACCAAAGGATTGACCCAGGTTTTTGAGCCGAGAAATTTCGACGCTGTATTGCTCGGGGCCAAAACCGGTGGACGTATAGTATGGCATGCTGGTGTATATTATGACGGAATGGTCAGTCATTGTGCGATGTACGCCAGGCAGGTTAAACTTGATGCATTATCCGACTTAAAACAGGTTTACCAGGAGATAGAATTTTGGCGCTAATCAACCACTACGCACGAAACGCAAACGGCGGATTCGACCATAAGCGCCTCTACGGAAACCCAATGGAGTTCGTCATCGCGAACATCCCAGACGGCGTGCCGTTTGAAATCTACATTGATGAAATCGGCGAAGATAACAAAGTAACCGAAGACTTCGAAGCGCTTAAAGAACAGGCCGCCTTCCACATTATCGAGGGCGCTGGCGGTGGCGGTCTTGGCGGCATCATGAAGGTACTGGACCCGTTAGGTGTCATCAACCGCATCAATAAAATTATCTTTCCATCGTCAAAAACACCAAGCTCCAATCTGGCTAACGGTCAGAGCGAAAGCCCAAACAACAGCCTGACAGACCGCAACAACAAGCCAAGGCCATACGAGCGAACTTATGACATTTGCGGCACAGTTCAGAGCATTCCTAACGACCTGATGACTACGTATCGCCTGTTCGACGCAGCAGGTGAAGTAATCGAGTACGGCTATTACGATGTTGGTCGCGGCTATCTTGACACTCCAGCTTCAGGAATCACTGACGGCGACACTTTGCTATCTGAGATTACCGGTTCTTCTGCTGCCGTGTATGGTCCATTCACTTCTCCGAACAGCGGCGGCCCGCAAACTGTCGTCGGTAGCGCACCAACTGAAAACCTGTTCATTACCGTAGCGTCTAACGAAATTGACGGTCAGGTACTGAAGGCGCAAAACGACCTGGCTACTAATATCGGCTCATCCAGCACTGTGCAGCAAACAGGCGGCACATTGGGTATCATCTTCGACCCTACCGGAGATTCTCAGTTCGATGAATTCATTTCTGTTGGCGACACTGCCAGGTTTAACCACATTCAGGTTGACCTGCCTGGCGATAATACCAACGCATTTCTGAGTGGCGATTATGTTGTCACATCGGTTAGCAGTGTTGAAATCCGCGTAAATATCTCTGGAAATAATTCGCAATGGCTCCTGCTTGGAGGCGCTACCTGGCCTCTGGAAGCCTTCGATGATGCTACAATAGGGCCTGCTGATACTTACACCAAAAGCCTGACTGACTGGGTGACAATTGACCGTATCAAGTCTGAGCGCCTTGTGGCGAATATCAGCGCCGACAACGGCATGTACAAGGACAGCGGCAAGCGTAGTAAGCAAAGTACGTCTGTGACCGCTGAACTGCAATACCAGCTTATTGGCGATGATGGAGTGCCGTATGGTCCTGTTTACACCCAGCAAGGAACTGTTACTGGCCGTTCCGCAGACTTTACTGGTGTGTCGATTATAGCAACGCTGCCGTCCCCGTCTGCTGTTCGTGTTCGAGCGCGTAGGGTGACTGACCTTGACCTGGACTTTAGCGGGCAGGTGGTAGATGAGATTAAGTACGTCAACCTTTACGGCCAGGTACTCGATAATACACCTAACTACGGCAACCGGACGACCATACATACCGCGCGCAGACAGACGCCTCGAGCCTCGGCTGTTAAGCAACCGCAGATTAAGCTCATTGTTACGGAAAAGGTGCAGAAGTACCTAGGTGGTGGCGTTTTCGACACTGCATGGACAAATAACACCCAGGCAGTGCAGTCTCTCATCAGACTGATGCGTGACCCTGCTGTCGGCGGTCTTGACCTTACCGCCTCCAACATGGACCAGTTATTGTCGGTACAGAATGAAGTTGAGTCTTATTTCCAGTCGGTTAAGGCTGGGCAATTCTGCTACACGTTCGATAACTACCAGACCACTGCGCAGGACATTATCACGACTATATCCGAGGCTATTTTCTGCACGTCATACCGCAACGGAAAGAATATCATGCTGGACTTTGAGCGCCCACGCATTGGTCCGGAGATGGTATTTACTCACCGCAGCAAAACACCTGATGCCGAAAAATGGACGCGGCAGTTTAGCGATAAGGACGCCTTCGATTCGGTTAAGTACAGCTACATTGACCCTGATACTAACATCAAAGAGACAATCACTATCCCTGCTGATGGCGGGGTTAAAACAGACACCTATGACTCAAAAGGCGTCCGTAACTACCAGCAAGCTTACTGGCACGCTTGGCGCAGGTATCAGAAGAACACCCTGAATAAAGTCTCTGTAGAGTTCACGGCGACTGAGGAAGGTATTTTTGCGATCCCAGGGCGACCGATATCAGTTGTTAAAGGCTCGCGTGTCGCGCCCTATGACGGCTATGTGATTGCCGTTAATGGTCTGGAGCTGACACTATCTCAACCTGTGTCTTTCGATGACGGCGATGACCACTCTATCATACTGAAGAAGCGCGATGGGTCCGTACAGAGTGTGGCAGTTACGCCAGGAACCTCTGAGCGTAAAGTGGTCATGCAGTCAGCACCGCAAGAGGCTATCTACACCGGAAACAGCGCGCTTAAAACAGAGTTTTCATTCGGCAGCGAACAAAGGCATAATGCTCAGATGATGTTAGTTAGTACTGTCGACCCCGGAAGCGACAGGACGACCAAAATAACAGCGTACAACTACCATCCAGATTATTATCTGTACGACGGCGTATCGCCATTCGGTCGCGCATTCAGTGCAGGATTCAGTAACGGTTATTTATAAGAGGACACACTATGTCTAGCGAATGCGGCGACGTATTAAGCCTTCAGGATTTACAGACAGCAAAGAAACACCAGCTTTTTGAGGCTGAGGTAATTACGGGCTTGCAAGGTGGAGTAACCGGCGGCACCCCAATTGATTACGCAACTAATCAGGTAACAGGTCAGACGCAAAAAACCCTTCCGGCCGTGCTGCGTGACGCAGGATTCAGACCTGCGTCTTTCACTTTCGTAACAGGCGGCACGCTCAACGTTGGCGACAGTGATATGGCGGTTTTGTGGCCTATCTCAGGCGGTGGCGACGGCCAATATTATATCTGGAAAGGTGCTTACCCTAAAACCATACCGGCAGCATCAACACCGGCGTCAACAGGCGGCGTTTCTAACTCCGGATGGCTTCCGTTGGGCGACATTACTCTGCGCACAGAACTAGCCTCTTCTGCGGTCGGGAAGGGTGCATCGCTTGTAAAAACAACAAACAACATTACAGTAGAGCAAGAGATTGTGAACGTAAAACAATCTGTTGTTGATATCACATACGCAAACTTCTCAGACGCGTCTCGATATAAAAACTCACTTGAAGATGGCGGTACAGTTAATATCGCTTGTTTCGGTGACAGCACAATGTGGGGTAGTACTTCGTTAAACTCTACGGTACAGAACGCTGTGAATCCTCCTGCAATACTGCAACGCACACTTGATTTATTGTTTGGCGCAGGAAAGGCAACCGTAACCAATAACGCAATCCGTGGTACTGCTTTATTTTCCATGCTGGCAGGCACAGACGGCAGCGGTAGTACTTTTGAGGCTAAAATGCAGACGTCAACGGCAAGCCTCGTATACTGCAACCATGCGCAGAATGACTGTAATTCACTATTGAGGACGGTGCTGCAATACAAAGCAGACCTTGTAACATTCGTTAATATTTGCCGAAAATACGGAAAAGTTCCCGTACTTGTTACACCTAACCTAACGGTAGTTCTTGACGGAATAACTGAGCAGACAACAAAAAGACTTCCGGCATTTGTCGATGCCATGCGAGAAGTGGCTAAGGAAATGGGCGTTGACCTGGTAGATAACCATTATTACACCGTTAAAGCTTCAAGATATGTTCGTTGGTATGACATGGTCCCGGATGGCGTCCATCCCGGCACTGATGTTTATTACATGTGTGGTTCTAACCTTGCCATCCCTTTAGTGGCACATAGGGTTCTCTACAAGCCAGGAGACGCTACGGGCCTTAGTAACGTTCGTTACCGGGATAATATTAGCTCTGGGCGAAACTTCAGCAACGCTGATAACCTTTTCTCAAAACAGTTATCGTGGAACGCTATCGCAGGTCAGAGTGGCGTATGGTTCCCGTTTGTTTTGGATAACCCCACAGACGATACCGTCATCTCAATATGTGGTTTTCAGTGGGGCAATGGTGGTAAAACGATTATTGGATATAAAGATTCACTTTCTGATGTTCGTTTGTCGGGAACGATCGACCAATATCGGACTGATGCAACAGATGAATCTGCATATTTTGTACCACAAATTTGTAAATTGTTGCCAGGGTTGCATGTAATTAATTTACTGAACCATACGGCATCAGGCGGCACAACCAGCAGCTTCTCTGGTATTAAATTAATAAAACGCCAGGATACCGGTGCTGGGTACCCAGCAAACTCCGGTTTTGACGCAGCCCGCCTTATTCATGCAAACGATGTTGTTGTAAAAGATGTTTATGTAAATGGTTCTGTGGGTGCGAGTGCCGTATTGCTCACTTTAAGGGATACTCGAACACAAGCGCAGCAGACTGTAACAGTATCAAACTCTGCAGGCACAATAACTGTCGGTATGGCTAATGGCACCACGGCAACATTAGGCACTGGAGTCCAGACGGGTTTTTACACCCTTACAGTTACGCTTAATAATGACAGAACTATTACTGTTCAATTAGGCGCCCTTAGTGTAACAACCACAGCAGCTTCTACGCCGTTGAGTACAAGTTTTGTATCTACCTCTGGTACGTATTCTGTGCGTAAATCGTAAAACCAAGGCCCCTCACGGGGCCTTTTTCATTTCCTCTATTAAGAAATCCAGTTGCGCGTTCGCCGCGTCTCGCTGCTGCCGTAGTCTGGCGTTCTCGGCTTCGAGTTCCTCGATTCTTTCTTCTGCACGGTTAGCGCGCTTCTGCAAAGCAACTGCTTTATCAAATAAATTAGACATAACACACCTCTATTCTGTTTGCACTCAGTGCATCACGCTGCGCAACCGGCGCGGCTTATTCATGCAGGTTGCCACGTAGCTCTTTGCGCGATTCACCACCTCAACGCTGATTTTCTTACCATCCACAGCAACGCTGTAAACCGTTCGCACGCTTTCCGGACTGTGGTCACCGTAATGCTCAACGTGCGCTTTAAGCGCCGCCGAGCATGCCTGACGCTCTTCATTTGTGGCGCATCCTCTCATGATTTGCTTACGAGCCATAGAAACCAACCTCTCCACCGCCAACCTGATTAAGCTGGCGGCGAATCATCTTGAGCGCACCGTCAGGAAATGCCTGGCGGCAAAGTCCGTCGAAAATAGCGATATTAGCCGCGTTGGTCATGCGCTTACGAATCACTGACCAGCTATCGCGGATTGTCTTGTTAACCGGTCTGTGGTCGATTTGAGCCAGCTTTACGGCCAACTCAATGGTTATCAGGCAATCAACGTATTCGTCGAACTGAATTTCGATGGTGGTCATGGCAGCTCCGGCATTGGCATCCAATAAAGTATTCTCGTCGATCCAGATTCAATGAAGGCTCTTGTTCTTTGCCAATAACCGTCCATGCATGAGAGGCGAAAGACTTCAAATTCGTCACTCATCGCAATCACATCGGATGACCAAAGACCAGGTTTGTTTTCTGGCAAAGATTCGTCAACGCTTATCCATTGGCTCATGGCTTGTATTTCTCCGCAATGTCAGCCTCGGCAACGCGGCGGCAAAGTTCTTCGCGAACCTCACCAATCCAGTCCTGGAACTTGTCATCTCCGAACAGCTTGGCTATCGTACCCATGCTGCTTAGCTTTCCACGAAGTCGAGTCGTGACAAACAGCTCCATGCCAAACTCACCGATGGCATCAGATAATTCCGATGCCAGGTCGTCAATTTCCTTCTGCTGGATGTCATTCCAGAATGCAATGGCATCGTCGCGGCCTTTGATGTCTTCGAAGCTCATTTAGATTTCTCCTGCATCATGAGGAAGACAATCATTGCGGCGCGGAGAATATTGCTACGAAGTGATTCAGTCTCCACAATGCCTGATTCTGAATATCCCCACACCCTCGCATATGAGCCATTAGCATGCTGGTCAACACTAATCATATTTTCAACAATAATCGGCCATGCGTCTGCTGGGTTGTTGCATGGGTTATATGACCGCCAAGCACCAGAAAGCGGCTCATCAATAAAAATGAAAACCTGCTCGTCTCTGTGGTACGCAAATGGGATATCTTTCACGTAAAAGTCGTCTGCTACAACTTCAATTGAATAAACAATTTCCGCAACGCGCTTGTTAATTTCAAAATCTGATAACTGTGAATAATCAGTCATTCTCTGTTACTCCCACGCTTTGCGCACATGGTGCTGATGGTCACCGTGGCGTTTGATGGTGTTGAAATACGGATGAAGTCCTGCGCGTCAGTGCATGCTTTTTTGGCATAGAACACCGGCGGGTTTTCATCGTTGATTTTCACGTCGCCTGACGGGTAGGCGAGCATTATGAGGAGGATGTATTGCATGGATTCCCCCAGTCATCGCGATATATTCCTACAGTAGCAACAGCCTCATACTCCATTCTTGGGATTAGTCTTACCGCCACCCCGCAGCAGATAGTTGCAACTGTGCATGGTTCAAGGTAGTCATACATTTTTGAATATGCGTGCTGAGGAAATTTTAATTCACCTCCGCAATTTGGACATTTCATTTGCTATTCCTCCGATAAAGTGGATATCCGCAGGCAGCCTTCATCGCTTCATTGGCCTGCTGCCACATTTCGCCATCACCAATAAATCTGGCAATGACGGCCTTGTTTTGCGCTGCGCGCAGTGCGAGGTGGTTAATCATGGTCATCTCTCCAATAATTATTTAAGGCGTCGTGCTTCGTCGGTAGCCTCGGTTCGATGTCATTGGTAAGCGTTCTGCCTTGCGGCGAGTGTCCAATGTTCGGCCTCACGGTTGGGAATCCTGACACTACGATCAAGCCCCTGCGTTGCTCCTCTCCGGCTGCATCCTGCCGCCGCCTCATGTGATTAACTATACATCATTATACCTGCTTTGCAACTTTTTTGTTTATATATTTGCGCAGTCTGCTGTTAGCTTCATACCTCGCGGACCCTGCCTTTTGATAATCAATGTCGTGGCAATCCTCGCTGGCCTGGTATGCCCTGCCGTATGCAGCTGCAACCTGAGCTCGCTCGGAAACTCCCAGCAATGAGAGCTGGGAGTCAATCCATGCGGCATCGTCTTTGTGGTAACGGAACGGCATTGCTCCGGTTATTTTTTGTTGGCCGTATGCCATGCTTTTACCCCGAGATAGCCAAAGTAAGCAGCTGAGCGAGTATCTTCATTGCTCTTGCCAGGCCAGCCAAGTTTCTTCAGGATTGGGTTCCCGGTGGTTGCATCCTTCCACTTGCTGCTTATTGGGTGCTTTACCACCTCAACGCCAAGGTAAGCTGCCATTCTTTCGACTTCCACCTGAGCCTGCTGGCACATGCCAACAGAGCGAGATATGGTTGTCTCTGCCCTCCTGTTTTTAACGAACTGTTTGCTAAAGGTTGCATTTATTGCGCACACGTCCTCCATGTGGATTTGCATTCGGCCCTCACCTTTCAGCATATTAATCATGTCGAATAATTCGAATAGCTGGCGAGAACCAAGATGGTCAAGCTTACCGTCACGATATACAGCAACTCCATGCTTGCTTGAATCCGGGTCAATACCGATGATAATCATGCTCCAACCTTCTCTGTGTAATGCACTTGTTTAATTTCAAATTTAACGTAGCCGTTATGCTCCGTCTTCCTGATGGTTATTTCTCGCGGCGCATTCTTCCATTCTGCGCACTGGTCGTAACCGGTGATCGCCTCGCTGTCGGCTCCGTTAATCTGCGCCAGCTTGGAGAATATCCACTTCTGGCGGATTGTATGCCACGCCGTTACCTCGCCAATCTCGGTCCGGTATTCAGCTTTAAGAGAGTGGTTGCCGGTCGCCTTCGCAACCCACGGTGTGTATGTGGCGCTGTAGCACTTAACGCGGCGAATTTCACCGTCCATCATGACGTTTGCGAATCCAGCTGCGTCGGTGAGCTTGCTGTTTGGGTCAACCAGCCGCTCTTTGCATTCGGTGCAGTGCCGGGCGGCAATGTCATTCTCTGCAAAGCACTTCGGACAAATCTTAAGCGAGAAGCGATGCTCACAGCGAACTGGCTGACCCTTGATAACGAAAGCCTCCGGGTTGTTGCACCGGCGCGAGTAATGCGCAGGCATTGGCAGGTCTTTCGTCATTAAGTCGCCAAACTCATCCTTCTGGCTCGGGTCAACAACCTTCATCGTCATGACTTCGCCATCCCACTCTACGGCTTCGCCATCAACAAACAGCGTTGCGCGTTCGGTGCCAGGAATCAGGAAATTGCCAAACTTATCATGTGCCACGCCATCGTATATAGGGTCGTTGCGGCGCTTCTTCATGCTTATCGCGTGGCAGGCCGGGCATTCAACCTGAATCTCCGTGCTTTCATCGGCGCGGCGGCTGGTCTTAATTTCTGGCGTGAAAATGTCATCCTCAAGGCCATGGCGCTCAATGTTCTCCGCGTAGTCCAGCACCAGGACGTCTTCCTTTCCTGGGGAAAGGCGAAGGCCACGACCGATAATCTGCTGAAGCAAACCAGGCGATTCTGTGGCGCGCAGGATTGCGATCAGGTCGACATGAGGAGCATCGAAACCGGTGGTCAGGACGTCGACGTTAACCAGATACTTGACGCGCTGAGCCTTAAAGTCATTGATGAACTTCTCGCGCTCTGACTTCTTCAGCTTTCCGGTGATGACGTGAACATCATTGGCGGGCAGATAGCTTGCGATTTCTTCTGCATGGCTGATGGTTGCGGCAAAGAACATCACGCCTTTGCGATCGCCAGCAAACGACATCACCTTGTTAACGATGCGCTCGGTTTTGGTGTTTCCGTTAAAGGCCTTTGCCACCGAAGCAAGCGTGAATTTTCCGCTGCTGTCTGTCTCAAGCTTGCTGGTGTCATAGTGCTCATCAGTCTCACCAATTACCGGGCGAGTGAGATAATTCTGAGACACGAGCTCACCGGCTGACACGCGGTAAAGCAGGCGTGAATAGTACGGGTCGCGAGCCTTATCGTCATCGTGAAGGATTTCATCTGGCCCGGTGCAGTCTTTGGCGTAAATGTACCCTGTGCCAGTACGGTAAGGTGTTGCCGTCATCCCGATGACGCGCACGTTTTCGTTTGGCCTGGTGCCGTTAATTTCATACTCCTGAACCTGCTTAATGAGGTCGAGCATGGTCGGCGTTACGCCGTGGGCTTCATCAATGATGATGCCGGACACGCCAAGGTGCGCAATCAGGCGAATATTTTTCACCGCAGTTAACGGGCTTGCGAAGATAACCTGGTGGCGCAGGTCTTTGCTTCCGGCGCTTGAGCAATAAATACTGGCTGGCTCTTTGTACCCGGCGACATATTTTTCGTGGTTCTGCACAACCAGCTCTTTGCTTGGGGCTATACACAGCACGCGCTTATTTGGTGCGACGCCAGCAAGGTAGCGAGCGATAGCAGAAACAATAAGGCTTTTACCTGCGCCGGTAGCAAGCTCAAGCAGGCATGGGCTCAGTCGTTTCTTTATGTGTTCAGTGACGGCGTCAACAGCCTCTACCTGATAGGGGCGGAGTTCGAATGCCATTCCATTCTCCAGTGCAAAAAGCCGCCGAAGCGGCTGTGTTTAATCAGTCGATGCGCATTGGCATGACAATAATTTTCGCATCTTCACCGTTGTATGACTTTAATTTTGCAACGGTGGCATTTGTATGTCCGTTCAACTCAAATACAACAGACTCCCATTTTGGATTGAAAAGCTTTGCAACCTTTTCAACATCAGCGAGATATGAGGCATTAAAACCGATACGGTCTGTTGGGGATGTCTCTTTCGGAATTACGCGGTCGATATCTGGGAATCTACCATCAATAACTTCGCACAGACCAACGCCTACACGAATATCAAATGCGTCATGGTAGCTGACAATACCTGCATCAGTGTCGATAATTACGTAATTGAATGACTTGGTGGGAGACTTCGTGACAGATAAAATAATATCTTCAGCCAGTTCTCCTTCATGTTTTCCACCAACAAAGGCTCGATGTCCATCAGTCGAGCAAACCCGCCCATCAACTTTAAAGCAGATTCCATTGAGGTAGTAACGAACATCTTTCTTTGCCTGGAAGATTAATGCTGACTCCAGGAGTATTTTTGATACTTTTATTTTCATGATTTGCTCCACTCTTCAAATTCGCTGATGATGCCTGCCATTTCTGCGTTTAGCTCCCCACCGCCTGAAGCATAAAGCTCAAGGAAGCGGCGAGCCTTTTTCGCGCTGAATTGAGGAATGGCATCTGCTTTGGTTATTTTCGCCCGGCCCTCTGACTTTACCTTTTCCAGCTTATCTTCAGCGAACCGACCGGCATCTGCGCCATGCTCTTTCGTCATTGCAACTGCTGTCGTCGCAGCAAGCTGGCCTGATTTCACCATGCCAATGATTTTCTCATCGCATTCTGTGAGTTGCAGGTGGAGGTCTACGTCTGCCGGTGAGCGCTTTACCTTCTTTGCAATCTCTGAATTTGTCCATCCCTGATTAACAAGGCGGCGGTAAGCCATGCCGCGCTCAATTGCGCTTAGCTGCTTACCTTGGCTGCTGGTGACCATGAAGGCAATCTGGTCAGCTTCAGAGCCAACGAAATCTTTACACTCAAGGCGCAGGACTTCATGACCTGCTTCGGTTGCTGCAAGCGCACCGTAGTAGCGGTGGTGACCATCCATTACCTTGATGCCAAGTTCGGTGACTTTCACCACGAGCGGAGGGATGAATTCACCGGCGATAAACGCATCACGGAATTCGTTAACATGCTCCTGGTCGATATCACGGACGTTATAACCAGGCTCAACGTAAAGCTCTTTTACCGGCACGATATAGGTTTTATTTACTGCAGTTCCGGTGCCGTTCTTCTCTTTTTGTTTATAGTGCTGAGCTAATGAGGCCATTTAAGTCTCCAGTGCTTTAAAGGCCGCCCGAAGGCGGCGGTTATTTATTAGAAGTCAACATCTTCATCAGCTGCTGGTTTTGCCGCACCAGCACCAGCACCAGCGCCATCACCGCCAGCAACACCAGTTGGTTGAGTGTTAGCCTGCGGAAGCTTTTCGCGCAGGAAGCCGAAGCCACGGATAAAGTTGATTTCGCGGCCGTCGTCCTCTGCAACCATCAGTCCGAATTTGATGCGCATATTTGATGCGCCAACCCAGTGCTCCTGGATGTTTTCCGTGGTCAGCGGGAGGCGTCCCTTGCCAAGCGGTGACCCGGCCTGGGTGTCCAGCAGGGTGAGGTTTTTCATGGCGCGGTCGCGTTTTGCTGCGTCCATGTCATAAATCTTCGCCTGGTAGCGGTATTTCTGACCCAGGAATTCGCCAGGCGTTGTCACTGCAACTTGGACGAAGCAGGTCTGCACAGCCTTGCCTTCTTCAATGCCGTTGAAGCCGTCGATGACAACACCTTCCAGCTCAGTGCCTTCAGGAATTACTTTTTGCTGACCGTCATAGAAACCATCAAACTGGATGTCATCTTCAGAAGCCAGGCCTAAGAAAAATTCGCTCATATCGTTCTCTCTTTGTGGTTGAGTTGTGCAGCTCGTTGCTGCTGGTGAGATGAAGTAAACACTAAAACGAATTGACGCGCAACCTTTTTGTTGTTATTTTTATTTCCATCAACAACAGAGGATTCGTGAATGAACAAAGATAAGGCACAAGCAACGATTGAGCGCCTGCGCAAGGCGGCCGGTTTAGGCATCAAAGTATCAGCCATTTACGGCAAAGCAGAGCTGAGCCCGTTCCGCATAAAAAGCATTATTGCTGATGCCTCTTAT